TCTTTTTCATCGGCGTTACATGCTAAGACGACACTCTCCACATTTTGTGATCGTTTCGTCATTTTTCGCATATTTCTACCCGAGGTTGGAACTGACTCATTTTGATGGGAGGATCCTGTCTCCGAGAAGTTGGCATCCGCCATAGCATCAAAAGTAAGGCTGTTAATAACAACCTTACGAATACTTCCTGTAATATCGCTCATATTTTCCTATGCTGCTAGAATTGCCAGTGAAGTGTCAAAAACGGTTTCTGTGTCCAGGATTGCGCCTTCCCCAGAAAGGATTACAGACAGTGTGCTATTGAATCCAATCCCGCCAGGTCTCACCGAAACGGCGCCGGCGATTTTCAGACGATTAATCGTAAATGTGGATGTGTAAATCCACGCTTTTTTCTCGTACAGTTTTGCGATGATCACAAGATCATCGATCACATTACCAGTATCTCGTGCCTTTAATCTGTCATTGAAATCTGTGACATTCGCGACGTCATTAACAATACTGATCCCCTTCCATTTTTCTTGAGAAAAGTTCTTAAAAACCACATCCAGCATGTTTTGAATGATGCTGATATTTCTCATTGATCTGTACCCGTTGGAATCCGCCGGGACATTCGCTGGACGGTAGAAGCTGACAACGTTCTGCATGACCACTGCACCGTTTTCAATGACCGTCGGGGAAATACCTGCTTTCACAGCGATATCCCTGTTGTCATAGTCAGATGTCCACCTGTCTGAGGTAACACCGGGGTCGATACCTTCCAGAACTACGCCGATATAGTGGTCCTGAGCGCGATTGTTATTGATCCGCGCCATATGTCCCATCGCCTGTGTTGCGATCTCTGCCGGGTGATTCGCTGAACCAGGAACGGCAATAATTCCATTCGCCCTATCCAGCAATCTCGTATCCGTGATCGCAATCAGTGCGGTCAATCCTGCTTCCTCGGGTACAATGTCTCCATTTAATGACCTGAATGGCCTATGGACCAGTTTATCGTATAATCCAGTAGCAGTGTTCCCTGCTCCAACATATGTGGAGATTGTATCAAGTGTGGCTGAATCCAGTCCATATCCGTGAACCACATCAGTGTAAAAATCCTCATTGGAGTTGTCACCTGTACCAAGCCCATTGAGTGCATTTTGAATAACGGGGATTCCCGCACCGCTTGCCATGTCTGTCACTAGCACACTGACTCCAGTGGGAAAAGACTGCCCAAGTTTTAAATTGAATCTGATTGTAATATCATTCCCCCATGGCCCTTTTGATTTTGATGTCAAATCGGACTCGGATGCCGCTACTCCATCCACCGCCGCACTCGCTGGTAAACTTTCATTTGCTTCAATCGCAGCTACACATTTTGTGCTGATATCATCTGCGGAATCTGCGTCAGCGATAGAAAAAGGAACATACAGCCCGGCAATATACATATGTACGGTTTCGGCCTTGGCTCCGCTGGCACTCCAAGCAATAACACCGTCTGCTGCAACGGCTCCACCTGCCTCGGCTTGTGGCTGGATAAAAACGGGTATCCCGCGACCACCTACAAAAGATTGCACCGCTAATCGGTGCAGCATGGAACCAAAGCCATAGTCCGCTCCGGCCTGTTCAGCACTAAGAATTTGTGCTGGAACTTCGTCAGTTATGCTGGTTTTCGACGCATCATAAGTGCCGATTGCTAGCAGTTTCCGTGGGACCGTATTCGCCGATGGCTGAAATTGCTCGTTCATGGCAGAACTCCCGACCGCCGCTGCAAGACTGTTAATATCCAAACCCATAGTTTTTCCTCGTTAAATTGTTGTCACGCCTGTTTTTTGCACATCGTCGCCATCAATATCAAGATCGACAGTAACACCTTCAATGCCTAAAATACCCTCTTCTCCGTTCACATTTTCGGCAACATTACATGTTACCACTACGTTTGCCGTAAGAATAACAAGTTCACCTCTTGGGATCGGTTCATTTTTCTTGAAACTTTCGATCCTGATATTTGAGACAACTCCTTTCCCAAGAGATAAGTCATAATTTCTTGGATCGTTGAGTATCCCGTAGATCACGCTGAAAAGATCATCCATGGATTCGTCAGCAAGGAAAGACGCATCAGCTATTTCACTAAGTGCTGCCTTGATCTGATCTGCTGTAGATCCGTCATTTTTTATTGCGGATAGGTCACCCGTGGCTGGTTCTGAAGCCGTTAATTCAACACGGAAAGTTACATCGTGCCGTTTTGTTGATTTTACCCTGCCGGACGATTTCGGGAACTGACCAGAAGAGTAAAAAATCTGGACCAGCCTATTTAGCCCTTTTACACTTTTTGCAGATTTCCCTTGTCTCTGGTGTCCAACAGTTTTGAACCGGTCAAACTCGTTTTTTGCGAAGAGCTCTACTAGTGCGTTTTTTACTATGCTGAAAATCATAGGCTCTGCTCTATTTTTTGCAGATACAATCTAATGAACCCAATTGATCTCCCACCTTCAGTCGGCCTTGTTGGTGATATAATGTAGTCCCCAATATCGGCCCCGGCTTTTGGAGATTCAGGAATCTGAACAAACCATTTTTCGCCATCTTGTGGAGTCCTCAATAATGACGAAATCCTTAAAACAACAACTGGTTTATCAACCGTGATCTCTTCTCCTGTTGTCGGATTTGAGATCAATGTTTCGTACAAAACCTGGCCGGAAACTTCATCTTTTACGGCGTCTGGACTGATCAAAACAACAGGGAGTGCGAAAGTGCCTTCAAGCGAAAATTTAAGATGGTCTTCTGCAAGCCCCCTGAGATTGGTCATTTCTTCTTGGCCTCTTTTTTTTCTTCTTTTTCCTCTTTCTTCACGCGGCCTTTTTCAAATTCAGCGGCAACTTTTTCAGGTACTTTACCTGTAATTTTTTTACCACCTGAGTAAAGAGTTTGCCCTTTTTTAAGCTCCATCTTTTTTGCCCTCCACCCTGGATTCCAATTCTTCGATTTTGGCTTTGAGAGATACAACCTTACTCTTCAGATCCGTGTTTTCTTTTTTCAAAGCGGTCACGATTGACTTTTCCACATCGATAATTTCTGGGAGATCACCAACGAGCCCGTTCTTTTTCAGCTCATCGATTTTCTTCTTTGGGAATCCAGACGGGAGAACTTGCCCATACCCATAATCGTCACCCTTGAAATTGATCACCCCCTTTCCAAGCCAGTAATGTTTTTTTTCAGTTGCCATAATCCACCTTACGTATGAAGTCCAAGCAGCGTTGCAAATGCGTCTGTTTGCGTCGTTGCGAAAATAGGAGCCGATTGAGTCCTAACAGTGACAGCTTTGTTTCCTGATGCTGCGTAGGCATCACAATAAAACATAGCAGGGTTGATCACCTGACCCATGTTTTTGATATTTGGAGGCATAGGTGGAGCAAGAAGGTTCATTCCGAACATCTCACGATACCACTGTACGTCGAGGCCAGTAATTGGCAATCTTTCAGGTGGGCCAAAATATCTGTCACACCGGGCACCACTTGAAAACATCAACCCCTGATCTGCTGGCATGTATTTAACAGGATCTCCAGAACCGTCAGTGTAGACATCAAGATAAGTGAAAAGCCATAACTCATGGCCCTGGGGAGCTTCCAAGCGACCTCTCGCGATGAGACCAGAATCTAAAAACCGCTGAAATTTTGGCGGAACTGGATTTTTGCTGGACACCATAATTAGTTCAAACCTGCGATTGTCAGCAAGTGCTTTTACAGTCGTATCTTTCACGAGGTCTGACATGGCATCGCTGCCAAGCAGTAGTCCATCAGGGAGGACATGCCCGTTAGCTCGAATCTTGTCCGCTGCGCCGTCGATGTCTCCAAGGATATCCTGGCTTCCAGAATTCCATGAATTTGTGGGCGTGATAAAATGGGTTGAATTTCTGTGGAAATCATAAACAAGATCGTCATTTGACGTCCCGATGATAGCGGGCATTGTCCCTTTCAAAAGGGATTCAAATGCCAAAAATTCAAACATTCGTACAGTTCGGCGAATATGCTCAAAATGAGTCTTCAGGGCCAAACGTCGCAGGCGTGTCAAACGGTCCTTTTGCTGATAGGGATTTTCACCTGCCAAACGTTGGATGATTTGATTTGCGCTAAGGTCCCCCTCCTCTTCGGAAAGCGGGTATTTTCTTGAGAATGTGCTGTGCCTTTCAACATTCGTGTTCTTCTGTTTGCTGCCCAGCGTTCTGGAGACCGTCCCTCGCGGGATCAGTGCGGCAATGCGTTCATTTCCACGAATGATGTCAATATCTACCGCATTGGCGTCAGGGGAAAAAATAGTTTGCCCCCCTGTTTCTGGTGCTCCAAAAAAAGCCTGGCCTGCGGTGGGTACGCTGACAATTTCTTTTTCATCGAACATCTCCGCCATAAATCTGGAAAATGGGTCTACCGCGTTTGGTGTCAAGTTATTCATTTTTTCAGGCTCCTTTTAAGCGTTTTCGAAT